AGGCCGCAGGTGGGGCGCTTATATATGTTCCCATCATGGATGCAGCACATGGTTTACCCCTTCCAAGGTGAGGGTGAACGAAGGACGGTAGCTGCCAATATCAATTGTTTTCCTGTTGAGGGACAGCAAGATGGAAATAGGGCCAGTTAGCGACACTGCTCAAGTTAGTTGGAAGCAAGTCGCAGTACAAAAGCAAGAACGCCTACGAACAGGTGCGGATGGCGAAACCGTAAGAGATATGGTGGAGACGGTTATACCTGTTTTATATACACAGAAAGGCAACAAGATTGAGGCTACGCCCCTTGCCCAAACACGAAGGATAGATACATCAGTATGAGCGACAAAGGCGAACAAGCACTAAACGAAGTCAACGCGCATGAGCGGGAGTGTGCTTTGCGTTATCAACGTATCGAAGAGCGCCTTGCAGAAGGCTCTGCTAAGTTCAAGCACTTAGAAAATCTCATTTACGGATTGTACGCATTGATTGCAGCGGCAGCATTGCCGCAGTTTTTTATGGGGTAAGCCATGATTATTGAATCTGTTGCAGCCGCTGGCATGTTGCTCCAGCAGATTAACTCGGTCATCCAGAATGTGAACGAAGGCAAGGCTAATGTCGATCAGGCAATGGCTTTGGTATCTGATTTTGGTGAAGCCCTTAATGCGTTTGAGATTGACCGCAAGTCTTCCGCATTCAAGCCGCTATCTAAGAACGACATCTTGAAGTTGCAAATGCTTCGCAGGTCGCAGGAGCGATACCAAAAAGATCTTAGGGACTTGCTATTAGTCGCAGATCCGGCGCTTCTGAAATCTTATGATGACGCGATTTTTCAACAAGAAAAAGATAGGAAGGCCCACCAAGCTATGCTGAACAAGAAACGCAAAGAACGTGAAAAACTTATGCACGACATTGCAGTTGGGGCGGTGTCTTTAGTTATTGGCGGTGGTGTAGCCATCGGTATGATTTACTTAATTGTCAAAGCATTTGGGCCTTAGTCATGAACGCAAAACGGTTAGAAGAAGATAGCGAATACGCCGAATACGACGCGGATGGTGATGGCGTAGTTTCTGATGAAGAAATAGAAACTAGCAAAGAGCTACTAGAGCTACGGCTGCACCATGAACGAGCCGACGCACAACGAGCCATGAGTTGGTTTGCGCTGTGGGGCATGTTGCTGTACCCCAGCTTGGTCGTGGCATCAGAGCTTTTCGGGCTGAATCAAGCAGCAACGATTCTAGGTGATATGGCGGCAGTCTACTTCGTATCCGTTGCGGGTATACTAGCTGCGTTCTTCGGCGCTCAAGCGTGGTCAAATAGGAAGTAGATTATGAGTATCGTTGCATCGTTAGTAGGGCCGGTCACTGGGCTACTGGACAAGTTCATAGAGGACAAGGATCAGAAAAATGCCTTGGCCCATGAGATTGCTACTATGTCTGAAAAGCACTCGCATGAGGCGCTCAAGGGCCAGTTAGAAATCAACAAGATGGAAGCTGCACATAAGTCGTTATTTGTAGCGGGATGGCGACCTGCTATCGGCTGGATCTGTGCATTAGGGCTGCTGTACAACACCATCATTGCCAACATAATCAGCATCTGGGTGGCTGTACCAGAGGTAGATACAACGCTTCTTGTGCCCGTTATGATGGGTATGCTCGGGTTGGGCGCTATGCGTTCCTACGAGAAAGTTAACTCCGTCGCACGGGAAAAGTAATGGGCGAGCTAATTGAAATGATAAAGCGCCATGAGGGCGTCAAATCCAAGGTCTATAAGTGCAGCCAAGGGTACGAAACGATAGGCGTGGGTAGAAACATTAGTGAGTCAGGCCTTGGGTTGTCTGACGATGAAATAGACTACTTATTACATAACGATCTAGAGCGTTGCCATCAAGAACTGCGAGATGCGTACTATTGGTATGGCGGCCTGAACAAGGCAAGGCGAGATGCTATGGTCGATATGTGTTTCAATCTAGGTATCACGCGACTGCGTGGTTTTGTGAACGCTTTGGAGGCAATGTCTCGAGAACAATTTGATATTGCAGCCGATGAGTTTATGGATAGCCGCTGGGCAAAACAGGTGGGCCGAAGAGCCGAAGAGGTGACTGAAATGATTAGATCTGGGGAGTATCAATAATGGCTAGAGGCGGCCCTAGTACAGGTGGATCAAAAGGCGGTGGGAATGTTGTTCCCACTAACCAGCCGACTATGGGCGGTAGATTTGGCACTCTTGGCGGCCCCGGTTATGGCCCTAATCCATTAGGTTCTGCTGGCCCAAGAGGGATCGTGGCGGGCGATTATACCTATGGGAAAGGTCTGCCTAGAAGATTTCCTAGCCAACAGCCCAGATATCCAATGCCCAGAAATCCTTACAGTCAACCGCCAAGTCGTTATGGCAGGATGCAAGGCCCAACAGGGTTGGGTGGTTTCTTGTCTAATCAGCCTGCGATAAGTCAAAGACAGATTGACCCTGCTACAGGGTTTCCTGTTCAGACAGGTTCTGGCAAAGGCGGATCTAAGGGGGGCGCAAAGACTGTTAGGTCGCCTGATCAAGGGCGAGAAACAAATAGGCAACCACAGCCCGATATAGGCATGGATCCATATGGGACGCAATCTTTCAAAATAGATCCTGATATTTTAGACAGAGGCACTGTAATGAACCCCGTCTATAGATCTCCAGCAGGCCAGGATGCGCCCCAAGCGCGTGAGGGCCAACTAGCAAGGTTCCCAGGATTGACTGCCCCGCCATCACCGACGTTTGGCAACAATCCACCGCCAAGCCCTGTCCGACAATACACGGGATCACCTCCCCCAATGATGGACGCAGGCCAATATCTAAGAACAGGCAGACTTCAAACCCAAGGCCCAGAGCGTTCGATGGGTCGATTTCAATCTCAAGGGCCAGAAAGCTTAATGAGAATGGGTAAAGCGCCAAACATAAGACCAGCGATGAACGTCGGTAAGGCAACGGGTGGCCCTGTAGGGTTAGCTTCGTTGATTGGTCGATACTAAATGACTCTGGCGAAAGTACAGTTCGCCCCAGGCGTTAACAAAGAGGGAACCGAGTACACAGCCGATGCTGGCTGGTTTGACTCTGACAAGATCAGATTTAGGCAAGGCCGAGTAGAAAAGATTGGCGGTTGGACTAAGTACTCTGATCAAAGCTTCCTTGGTGTGTGCCGTTCGCTCCATCACTGGTCTTCGCTTGAGTCAATTAGCTATCTTGGGCTTGGCACCAATCTAAAGTTTTACATAGCAGAAGGCTCTGGATACACCGATGTCACACCGATTAGGCTGACATCGGGAGCGGGTGATGCCACCTTTGCAGCAACCAACGGCTCTTCAACGATTACCGTCACTGAAAATGCACACGGTGCAGTGGTCAATGACTTCGTCACTTTCTCTGATGCAGCATCTTTGGGCGGCAATATAATTGCATCGGTCTTGAATCAGGAATATCAGATTGCTTCTGTGCCCACGACAAACACCTTTACTATCGTGGCAAAAGACACCAGCGGTGCGACTGTAACCGCTAACGCAAGCGACAGTGGTAATGGCGGCAGTTCAACGGTTGCGACGTATCAGATAAACACAGGCTTAAACACATTTGTTCAAGGCACGGGTTGGGGTGCAGGGACATGGGGTTCTGGCACTTGGGGTAGCTCTAGCAGTGTTTCTGCTGCCGGTCAGTTGCGTCTTTTTAGTCAAGACAACTTTGGTGAAGACCTGATTTTTAACATTCGAGGTGGTGGCATATTTTACTGGGACGAGTCTTCCGGTACTGGGGCGAGGGCAATCAACGCTACAGCCTTGGGCGGTGCCTCTAATGTACCAACTGTCGCATTGCAGGTTTTAGTTTCTGATATAGATCAGCATGTCATAGCCTTCGGCACAAACCCGATTGGTTCATCCAACATTGATCCGCTGTTCATACGCTTTTCAGATCAAGAAAACGCTGCCGACTGGACACCAACGGCAACGAACACTGCTGGCGGTGTGCGAATAAACTCCGGCTCCCAGATCGTTGGTGCTGTTCAAACAAGGCAAGAAATCCTTGTGTTTACAGATGTCAGCCTTCACTCAATGCGGTTTGTGGGTGCCCCGTTTACATTCCAGTTTGCAACGCTAAGCACTGACATATCCATGATTTCGCCTAACGCGGCGGTAAACGCTAGAGGTTCGGTCTACTTCATGGATTCAGGTGGTTTCTACGTCTACAACGGGTCAGTCCAGCCACTGCCGTGTAGCGTAAAAGAACATGTCTTTTCTAATCTTAACAAGGGCCAAGCGTTTAAGGTGTTTGCTGCTGAGAACAATGACTTCTCAGAGGTTATATGGTTCTACCCTGTGGGCGAAGGTGACACAGAAATCACGAACTATGTATCGTATAATTACGCAGAGAATCTGTGGGCTGTTGGCACATTGGATAGAGGCACTTGGATGGGAACGTCAAAGAACTCAAACCCTATCGCTTCATCTGTAAACACTGGGGTGACGGATGCTAATTATCTGTATAACCAAGAAACTGGCTTTGATGATGATGGGTCTGCAATGACCGCGTTTGTTGAGTCAGGAGACCTTGAGATTGCTGAAGGTGATCGTTTTATGATGATCAGCAGAATCATTCCTGACTTTAAGTTCAGCGGAACTACCGAGGATGCGTCAATCGACTTTACGATTAAGGGCAGCAACTTCCCCTTAGAGACCCCAACAACACAAGCTACTGCGACTGTCACATCAAGCACCACTCAATCAAACATAAGGACTCGAGCTAGGCATGCTGTTGTTCGAGTTGAGAGCACGGGCGCTGGGTTTGGGTGGAGGCTGGGTGACCTGCGGTTTGATATGAGACAGGACGGCAGGCGGTAATGGCGACTAGACAGAATCCACTGCCGGTGCCTGCCCCAGAATACGACGTTGGCAATGAGGCAATCACTCGCAGAACAATCGAACAGGCTATGGATCAGATCGAAAACGATGTGATTCAGGCCAAGACCCAGGGCGATAAGACAGGATCGCTTGCTATGCGTAGGTTCCAGTTCTTGTTGATGGGTGCATCGTGACAGACGTTATCAAGGTACTCGGTCAGGTTGATGTATCGGCAACAACCACGACCACGTTGTATACGGCACCTAATCTAGTTCAGACCACAGTAAGCTCACTGGTGATATGTAACCGAGGCGGATCTGCTATCACGTTCAGGGTGAGCATTCATGTGGGCGGTGCGACAGCAGATGACAAGCAGTTTATTTTTTATGATGAAGATCTCGCGGCAACCACATCTAGGACGGTTGTTATCGGGATGTGCCTTTCTCAAGCAGATGTGGTTAAGGTTTACGCCAGTGCCGCCAATGTAAGCTTTAACCTCTTTGGAGTGGAGACCAGCTAATGAACAACCCAAACATGTTCCCAATGCAGCCTATGGCTGAGCAGATGGCCCAGCAAGGCCGATACGGCGACAGCATGATGGTTCACATGAACCCGATAGAGGTGGCTGGTATAGCCTCTCTGTCGCCCACAGGGCAACTCACAACCAACCCGATGACAGGACAGCCGGAGGCTTTCTTGCCTTTCCTAGCTCCATTGCTGGGCAGT